TTGATGGTCCCGGATCCTCCAAGGGATCTCAGAAGTGCTTCCTCCTCCGGGTTGACATGTGCCAGTTCTGTATCACCAAAACGTCCCTGATCCCGGAGGTATTGGGCCATTGGTCCTGAAAGGAAATTGTTCATACGGTACTCGTTGTTGATAGGTTTCCGGAGTTATCGACCAGCAGTTGGTATTTGGTGCCATCAGGACTCATTATCAAGACCCTCCCGAGAAACAAGGCCCTTGTTGCATCTGCTGCTGCTTTTCCATCTACATCGATATCCTGCCGTTTCTGCATCAGGTCATCCTGGATCGTGTTGTAAAGGATTTCCTGAATTCTTCCGGTTGCTTCCTTGTCATACTCATCAGGAGGGACGGGTAGTTGTCTCACCGGTCTCCTCCGGTCTGTGCCTTGAGCATCATCTCACCAACTCTGAAGTCCTGATCAAAGGGTGCCTCGACACGGTATCTTATGTATCTTCCGGAGAACCGGACATCCGAGTATCCGGTGCTGGTGAGTGCAACCGACCCCTGGTTTGTTTCTGTAGAATCCGGAGTCTCTGAGGAATAAAATCTCATTTGAAACCCTTCCGTGTCTCCTGTCTCCGAGTCTGTGATGACCTGTTGGGCATGAATTCTTTTTGAACCATCTGCAATGCGGATGTCTCCGGTCTCGGCATAGACGGTCATTGTGTCTGTTGTGTTGGACCCTCCAAAACACATAGTCCTGGTGTTGGTTCCATAATTACTGCCTGGGTCGGTCACTCCCCCAAGACGGTCTGCATCCGATGTCCTTTGCTGTTCCATCCGATAGAGTTTGTAGTCCGACCCGGTTGCAAAGGGAGAACCCCAGGGGTTGTTCTCATCCCAGGACAGTCTGGAAAGTGTCCCAACCGTCCACCATTTTTCTTTATAATTAAATACTATGTATCTGTCATTCTCACCAGATCCTGCCTCGCTTGCATAAAACCACCAGATTTCCCCGTATTTCCGGTTCTCTCCTGCTGCAACCTGGGAGAACTTGGTCCGGTCAATTTTGGTGGAAACATCAGTATAAACATAGTCAAGGACATCACAGGAGATCGGATCGACGTATCCTCCATCGTATCGGAAAAATCCTCCTGGGCCCATCCAGAACGCAGCAAATTCGATCACTGCCACTGCATCAGGACCGACGATCCCTGCCGTGTCTGAAAGTCTCCGTCTGCCATAGATAAAAGGCTGCCCGACGTACGTTATTTCATGTGCATCTTCATCTGTTATTGCAATGATGGAATCACGGACCTTCAAGGCAACCTGGAGGTCTCCAGTGGTCTGCAGTTCAAAGGACCCTGCCTCTCCGGTCGCACTAACGGCCCAGGTTGAGTAGTCTTCCTGGTCACTCCATTGGATCTTCCGGGTGTTTCCTCCTGCACCATAGAGCATCACCATCCTCTCCTGGGTGGATAACACTCCTTTGTTTCCGGTTGGTGCATTGGTAACCAGAGCACCATTGAGGGGGTAGGATCCTCCTGATGCATCCCAGTAAAACAACCGTCCGTCCTGCTCAAAACATCCGAGCAGGTCCTCACCATAGGTATCAAAATGCCACCTCCCACAGTTGTGCAGAATACTCGCACCGGTCTGGTCACGACCCCAATCACCGACATTCCAGACTCCTGCTCCCCATCCGGTGTTGGCACGTCCTTGGGCAGGTCCTATTTTCCAGAGGTAGGTCAGGGTGATCGATGCAGACTCATTTGTGGCAAAGCTCTCATCGATGGTGATCGAGTTCTCAGATGCAATTGCTGCAACCGTGTAGACGTTTCCGTCGTTGGATCCTCCTGTGATCTTGAAACGTACCTCAGGATCCAGGAGGGTGTCGAGACCTCCTGTTGCACAGGTCAGGGTCGAGCCACTTGTGACCATTGTTGCAGGTCCTAGAGTCGACCCTCCAGTCAGGGAATCTGAGCACTCGTTGAGTCCGGTGCCACCAGTCCAGTTGTAAACCCTGGTGTTGGTCCCAATGAACATCTGGGCATATCCTGCATTGGTCGACCATGTGATTATAGAACGTGGAACTCCCGACAGGGCAGCGGTCTCCGCATACCATCCTCCGACAGGACGCATACGTCCTCCATGCCACCTCATCAGGTTTGCATCCCTCCATCTGCCGTTGGACTCTACCTGGGATCCTGCTTTGACTACACCAGGAGGAATTTCAAGGGAGAGGTATGCCATTTAATAACTCCAGAGTGCTTCCCGTGGAAGGATGTCAATGTGGATAAAACGATCTTTGTGGTCTCCCTTCTGGGAGATTCCAATTCCACTGAATCCCAACCTGCGGGACTGTTCCACAACCTTTAATGCTCTTGGTCCAAAGACCTGGATATCAGATCCCTGGCCTTGCAGATGAGCCGACTTGGGGTATCCCCCTGAGGCTCGATTGTGCGTTTCACAACGTCTTCCACTGGAAATCCGTAGCGGACCGACCTTATTTCTTAACTCCTGCAACATCCTCATGAACTCACCATCCATTTCATCCTCCCGACATTTCCCACACTTGCATCGCATTTCAGCCTTGCTGAAATTGGGTGTGATCATGTCAACCATGAATGCCCCCGTTGCAATGAGGAAGGTTCTCCGGAATATAAGCCGACCACATTAAATTTTCCCATCCGCTACCAACTTTGAGCGGATCTCGGTGACGATCTTATCATCGATGGTGGTGGTTGTTCTTTTGGCAGCCCACTCACCAAGCATTAGAAAAACCCTTAAAATTACTTTCTCTGAAAGCATCGATATCACGATGGTCTTTGCTGCACCTGCCAGCAGGGGGATCATCATTTCCGTCCTCTCATTTCTGCAACCAACTCCCGGATTGCACTGGTCTGGTCATTCAATGCCACTTTGAACTCCTCGTTTCTGCTATTGGTTGAGTTGATCAGGTTGATTAGACGTTCATCAGAGGTGTCATCTTTGTTCCTCCACGAGTCAATCTCCGTCTGGTGCATCAGGTCTTTTTTGTAGATGTACCACATGCAAGCACCTGTCACAAAGACAGGGACCCCGAGTGTTTCTATCAGACCAAGGATGATTTGTATATCCATTATGCAGGATTCCTTTCTGCTTCCTGTTCTGCCTTAAAAGCCTGATAGTTTGCTTTCAATCGGTGGATGATGTCCTGACGCAAAAAGCTCAAACATTCACTCAGGTTTTGGGTGCTTGTCTTTCACTTTCTTAATCGTCTTCTTCCACTCATCGATTCCTTTGTGGTAAATCTCATCAAGCTGGTCACCGATTGGAGGATACTCACGGTCACGTTGGTACCGTTTTGCATCATAGTCAGCCTGAAGCTCATCCAACTTTTCTTGAATTGCTTCTTCGGTTGGAGGAGTTGTCCCGTCTGCCAGATGTATTTTACTAATCGGCCCATCGGCATGACCATGCCGAGCCTTATTGTCTGTTACTTTTTGAACTGCATTGAAATATGTTGGTTTTCCCATAGTTATCCTTTAATTTCAAATGCATTAATAGACGAACGTGTAGATGATTGATTTATATTTAGATCCCCTGAAACTGCTTTTATTTTTGCTCTTACGTAGTATGTATCCGTTGTTGGATGTACAGCCCTGACCGTTATCATACTATCAATATTCAGCCCCGCTCCGCCGGATAGATATAGTGTTCTAGTATAGTAATCCAGTCCACCAAAAGCAGCAGTAGACCCAAAATTTGAGTCAGTATCCCAAACGACCCCCACCCACAATGTTGCACCAGTATTGGCGTCATTATAAATTCCGTTCAATCCTACTGTTACCTGCAGGTAATCACTTGTGTTATTTGTACCTGTAATTGTAAGTTGCAATTCATCCCATGCTGTTTCTGAATCCTCAGAAAACGTTTCAACAGTTGTGTCCGATTCGTCATAAAAAGCCCGGAGAATGTGCCCAGCAGGGAAAGTAGCAGAACTACCAAGCGTTCCGTTAAACGTGCCAGACGTTACTGTCCCGATGTCATTTGCTGTTCCTGCCAGGGTTGTGTCCCCTGACGCGTCGATGGTCAGGGCTGTTGTTGATCCTCCAGTTAAAACGACGGTCTGCGCCTCGTTGACCTCGATCTTCGCAGAACCATCATTGTTCTGCAAAACCAGATCATGAGTATCATCAGGTTTTATCGTTCTATCAGCCATAAAATTACCCTCCTATTATCAATGTCCCATGGGTTTTCACTGTCCCGTCCGACATGATTGTCAGGAGGGTGCTTAATGCATTGGAGACCCTGGTCTGGAGTTGCATCTCTGCTGCCTCGTTTCCACCAGCATGGTCCACATTTTTGATCTCAACCTGGATCCGTGCATAAGTCGTATTATCGTCGTTATCGTCTTCCCCGGCAAAGGAGATTGCTCCGATCAGATCGCTTGCAACAGGACTACTGGAGTTCCGGTACAGGGTCAGTTCCGGGCCAAGGGCCCCTGCTGCATCGGTGTCGGTCATCGTCACATCACCTGTGGGGAGACCTATTTCAAACCGGGATGTGGTCCCATCATCAAAATTGATGTTGTCTCCGTCTGCGGAGAGGGTGATGTCTCCTGCTGCATCCAGGGTGATATTCCCTGCTGCAGTGTGGGTCATGTTATTGGAACCATCTACCTCGATCTTCTCGGTATCGGCACCAAAGGTCAGTCCAACCTGGGCCGGGAGATTCACATCACTGGTTGCAGTCAGGTTGATATCTCCACCGGAGTTGACGGTGAGATCCGTGTCATTGCTCTCGATTTTATCATTGTTATCAGAGGCAAAAGTGAGTCCGACCCCGGAGGGGATATTCACATCCGAGGTTGCCGTGAGGCTAATGTCTCCACCTGATGTGAGAGTCAGATCCGTGTCATTCCCCTCTATTTTTTCACCGGTTCCAAAGGTGATTCCAACATCAGCAGGAACCACAACATCCGAGGTCGCAGTAAGGTTGATTGCACCTCCTGAATTGACGGTCAGGTCCGTATCGTCGGATTCAATCTTCTCGTTCCCGTCGGAGGCAAATGTAATCCCCTTATTGGCAGGCACATTGACATCCCCGGTGGATCCTGGAGTGAGGTTGACATCTCCAGTTCCTTTTGCTGCCAGGGTCAGGTCGATGTTGGTATCATCTCCTGCAGAAGCAATCTGCGGAGGATTCCCGGTGGCAGCATTGGTGACTCCAATGTGATTGACTGCAGATCCGGTGGCAGTGAAGTCAATCAGTTCATTCTCGTTTGCATCAGCGATTAAATTACTGGTTGCATTGACTGCAGCTACGATGGTGTCGAGGTCGGAGTTGATGTATCCACCCCAAACATTTTCATCTCCTCCATCAAGTGGTTTTTGGAGGTTTTTTGAGGTTCCTGCCGTCTTGGAATACGTGTGAAAATCGGAGGTGTTGCTTGCCATATTACCTATAGTAAATCGGGTTGGTCACTGCACCGGAAAAATAGGGTCTTTTAATACTCATGTTCAGTGCAGTCCCTGGATTTTCTCCTCTCTCATCCTGTGCCGATAATTCCTGCAACCTCTCCTCCATGAGTCCCTTCCAAATAGCGATCCTTGGATCATCCATCAGATAGGGTGAGGAGTGCATCAGGGACCCATAAAGGTATAAATCCGGGTGAGAGTCGAGGATCCAGTTGGTTGTTGCAGCGTCACTGAGTGGAGTAAATTTTTGATAGAATGTGATCTCAACAGAATAGGTTGCATCAGGAACTGGTCCGAGTTCCAGTTCATATCCAATCAGTCCAAAACAGATCGGTCGCCCGGTGGCTCCTGATCTTTGGTATCTAAACTCATCCATGGCCTGAGGAGATTTAAATTCCAGGACCACTGGACCTCCAGATGTCGGTTCCAGGGTGATGTTTTTGAGTTCCAGATAATTGGTCAAAGAGTCGGAAAGGTCCGTGTACTGACCACTTACAGATATGGTGCTCCGTGTGATCATTTTACGGACCCTCAAACGTCTCTGGAATTCTGCTTCTGCGAGGGCAATAAACTTCTCAATGACAGTGGTCCCATCCCCCTGGTCGGTTGCCAGATCTGAACGGTTCAGGAAATCACCAACGGATGATTTCAAATTCGCATAGGTGTCAAGTGCCATCAGGCTGCCTCAGTCTGTGGTGCATAGTACTCCGACATCTGGTTTTGAATCTTTTTGAGCAGCACAGGAAACTCGGTCTCCTTCCATTCCATGTATGCTGCAATCTGCCCCGATTTGGATGCAATCCGTTCCCAGTTTTCCTTCTCCTCCCGTAAGTCTCCCCAACCATCGAGAGCATATTTCAGGGTTCCCAATTCCTCGGCAATGTCCTGTAGTGCGTGTGCAAAAAACCACCGTCCACGGGCAAACAAAGGTCCAATCGCTTTCATCAGCTTTCCTCCTATGCATGGTTGTACCGGGAGGGTTGCATTGTGGATATTATCTGGGCCATAAGTCACATCCCACGGGCCACAGTATTTGATCAATCGTTTTGCCCAATCGAGTCCTGGAGTGAAGTTTTCACCAATGAACAGATAGTGGTCTTGAGTCGTATAAAGTTTGAGGAAATCGGCTGCCTTCTCGATGCTTTCCCATCCATCTGGAGGATTGTCCTGGTTGACACAAACCCCTTTCCAGTCGGATGCCTGCATCGTCAATCGTGCAGTCTCTGGATTTTGTATTTCAGGGATCATGATCAGGGATGATCCATCATTCTCAGGATGAAGATTCATGACATGAAGTTCTGCATCTGTTTCCAGTTTGGAATAGAACCCCTCACTCATGGTTGCCATCGACATATCATATGCCATGTCCCCCATATGCTTGACCTGCCTGGATAGGTCATGATCGATGTAGATTGGGACTCCTAGTTTTTTTAGTTTCCTGCAGAAAAAAACGTCCTCGCCTATGACTCCTGGGATCTTGTCTGGGTCAGGTTCAAATGCAAACCATGGGAGTTCCAGTTCAGGAAGTCCAAAGACCCTCATATCAAGCATCATGACTGCACATCCAACCTGGTCGACCTCTTCCAGACCATGCGTGTCCGGGGTGGAGTAGACGTATCGTTTATCCTTTGCAAATGCAGTCGGATAGGTTGGAAGTCTCCTGCGGACACAATTTGCTGCAACAACAGCCTGATTGTGATTCAGGAGGTTCTGAACGGTGTCAAACGGGAAGACCATGTCACTGTCAATGAACAGTGCATGGGTTGCTCCCCATTTATATGCCATTGCGACCAGACGATGTCTTGAGTCTGGGATTATTGAACACTGGACTCCAAAAAGTTTGATCTCCTTGGTTCCGTTTTCATATTTGGAATCTGAGAAGCAAGCCATCATATTGGCAATACACTCTGCAGTGTTTGCATTCCAGGTCCCAGTGGAGGGCACCAGGACCG